ATGGTAGTCTACGCAGGTGAACTGTCAGATGACACAGGTAAGGCAGCAGCAGAGAAACTCTACAGCACCATGCCTGACAAGTTCTACTACGTACCTATGTCCAAGTGGAAGGACGCTAACGAGTTCTTGATGAATGGTGATGGTGATGACCTGAAGTGGGCAGCACTTAAACCCCAACGCTTCAGTCCTGACAACTTCTTTGTAGGTGATCTCGAAGTAGAGAAAGCAATCCTGTACGAAAACCCATACGAGTATGTACCAACAGGACATAGTGGCCTAGACGATAAGCTACGAGGCATGGTCAAGGGTGGTATTACTTTTATCAAGGCCATGCGAGGTCAGGGTAAGACAGAGCTTGCAAGGTACTTTGAGTGTGCACTCCTTGAACAAGGTGTAAAGATTGGTCTTGTTCACATGGAAGAGATGAAGTCTACAACCTTCAGGGCTATGGCTACCTACGAACTAGGTGTGAATGTACGTACAAGAGAAGACGCAGAAGCCAATGGCTTTGATGAGAAAGAAGTGATTGCTGCAGGTCAGAGAATGGCACGAGATGAACACACCATTCCCTTTGAGATGCGTAGTCATGAAGACCCAATGAAAATTCTAGATCATGTACGCACAGCAGTCACAGTCTATGGTGCAGAGTTTGTGTTTATTGATCACGTCCAACGTCTGGCCTACCTATCTAATTCTGGTGTAGACGCAGCCACCAGTACACTGACCACACTTGGTGCACGTATGGCGCAGCTTGCGAAGGAACTAAATATTGGGGTTATCTTTATCTCCCAGGTTAACGAGGATGGACGCACCAAATACGCAGCATCCCTTGAGGAAGAGGCCATCATCTGTATCAAACTGAAGCGAGACACAGAAGCAGAAGATGATACAGAACGTAACACCACAGAATTTATTGTTGACAAGAACAGACCATTCTCTAAGTTAGGCAACGCAGGATCAGTCTACTACGATCCTGAAACAACTATCTTGGAGGAGGTTGTATTCAAAGGATGAAGATACTTGTCAGTGACATAGAGACCAATGGTCTAGATGACAGCACAAAGCTATGGATTTGTGGTGGTAAAGACTTATCGACTGGAGAGATCAGTCGCTTTGATAACTGCCACGAAGATCCAGTAGCTAAGGCTGCAGCAATAAAGTGGTACGAATCAGCAGACGTAATCATTGGTCACAACTTCATACAGTTTGACGCACCCATGTTGAACAAACTGTTGAAGCCAAAACTAATTGACCCAAAGAAAGTAATCGACACAGTTATTGTCAGTCGCTTACACAACTACGACATACCCACACCAAAGGGTGCAAGCAAACCACACAGCCTACAGGCTTGGGGTATTCGATTGAGCAAACATAAAGGAGACTTCCATGAATTTGATAAGTTCAGTGATGAAATGGTTGAATACTGGTATGGAGACATCGAGGTTACTCATGCTCTTTATGAACATTTCTCTTCTGTTATTTGGAATAATGATTGGAAACTTCCTTTAAGAACTGAGCATGACCTTCAAATAGAATTGGTTCGCACCAAGTACTATGGGTTCTACTTCGATAAGCCAAAGGCAGAGTTCCTTCTCAACTCAGTACAGCAAAAGATGAAAGCACTGGAAGAACAATTCCAAGTAGACTTTCCACCTAAACTTACTGAAGTCAATCGCATCAAGTATCGTCTGAAGAAAGATGGTGAAGAGATGGCGACAGTGAAGAATGCCAAAGCAAAGTATGGTATGACAACACGAGAAGGTGAAGACCTAGTTTGTTTTGACTGGATTGATTTCAAACCTGGCTCACCCAAGGATCGTATTGATGTACTGTGGGATGCAGGTTGGAACCCAGTCGATAGAACAGAGACAGCAAAGAAGTTCTTCATGCGTAAGGTTGGTGACCCTTGGGGTAAGTCAGTCGAAAGCATGACACAGGATTTCTACAACGAAAAGAAAAAACACTTCGACAGGTTTGGTTTTACCTGTTCAGAGGCAAACCTTGGCACACTGCCTGAGGATGCCCCTACAGGAGCCAAAGCTCTAGCCCAGTGGCTGACCCTTGATGGTAGGCGTTCCTCACTGGTGGAGTGGATAGGACAGGTCAGAGATGATTCCAGAGTTCATGGTAACATAAACAACATTGGAGCATGGACTGGACGCTGCTCACACTCTGATCCAAATACTGCTAACATCTCTTCTCCTTTTCATGGTGATGCAAAGACAGCAGTAGAAGAGGTAAAGAAGCAGTATGACCTACACCTAAGAGCATGTTGGACTGTACCTTCAGGTTCATGGCTAGTAGGAACAGACGCAGATGGAATCCAGTTGCGAGTACTTGCTGATTATCTCTGGCGTTTGTTTGGTGAAGACCAGTATGCCAGAGCTATCATGGAAGGTAAGAAAGAAAACGAGACAGACATTCACAACGTGAACAAGAATGCTCTTGCCGTTCCTAATGGTACACGAGACATGGCTAAGACTTTCATCTATGCATGGCTGCTAGGTGCAGGTGTAGCTAAGACTGCTCAGATATTAAAGGTCAACAAGAAAGAAGCACAGGATGCACGTACTCGATTTGAGATGAGCATTGGTGGTCTGTATGATTTAAAGAACAGATATGTCAAACAGGTTGGTGAGAATGGTTGGTTCAAGGGCTACGATGGAAGACAGGTAAAAGTACCTAGCACCCACAAAGCACTTGCAGGTATTCTACAAAATGGTGAGGCTTGTCTGATGAAGTATACTCTCCTACGTTGGCATGACATAGCACGTAAAGAAGGGATCAACTTCAAGATGGTAGGTTTCATTCACGATGAATATCAAGTTGAGGTTATAGGAACTAAAGAGGAAGCAGAACAACTAGGAAAAATACAAGCACAAGCCATGCTTGATATAGGTCAAGAGCTTGGCTTCAAGATACCAACACCAGGTTCATATGATATAGGAAAAAATTGGGCAGAAACCCATTGACATTCTATATTAGAAACACTAAGTACTATTTTAGATTAAAAAAAGGAGGGCAAGATGCCATCAACACAATACGATATCAAAGGTAGAATTGAATGGGCAAAAGTATTTGAGTCCAATCGTGACCGTGCAGAGTTTCATCAGGAGACTGACGGTATGTACAAGGTCACAGTTGCTACTGATGAGAAGACTATGAAAGAACTGCAGAAAGCAGGTCTTGGTAAAAAGTTTAAAGAGACTGATCATGGGTGGAGTGTTACCTTAGATCGTCCTCATAAGGGTAAACACGACTGGCAGGGTGGTCCTCCCATCGTGGCTGACATTACTGGTAAAGCATGGAACCTAGAAGAGAAAGGTTTCATTGGCAACGGTAGTGAAGGTATTGTAAAGTTTGAACTGTACGATGCAGGTGCACGTAAAGGTTCACGCCTGTTAGGACTTCAAGTCCTAGATCATGTGGTCTATGAATCAGAGGGTGGCTCCAAGCCACGTTCAATGTTCACTGATCACTCCCAGAGTTCTGGTGGTTCCACGTCTTCCACCTCCTCCCAAGAACCTCAGGACTCCATCCCCTTCTAGGTCTCCCTGTTCCTTCCCTAGAAGAAATCGCCCTCACCCTTTTCCTTTCGGGGGTGGGGGCGTATATACATAAGGATATACAATGCCAAAGATAGACACACTCATCAAAGATATGGAAGACACAATACTTGGTCTCAATGGTTGGGATCATTTGATTAGCCTAAAGATGGGTGATCGTATTGGTAAAGCAGCTACCTCTAGATTTAGAGCACCCCAGAAACCAAGAGGGTACTTGTCGTTTTCTTCTATTGGTAGTCCATGTAAAAGAAAACTGTGGTATAAGATTAACGAACCTGCTTTAGCACGTCCTCTTGCTCCATCGGACTTGCTCAAGTTCTTTTACGGTGACATGATAGAAGAGTTGGTCCTCGCTGTTGTTGAGGCTTCTGGTCACACTGTTGAGGGAACGCAGGATCGTATGCGTATTAATGACTTAGCTGGTCACAGAGATGCAGTCATTGATGGCATGACAGTGGATGTTAAATCCGCATCCCCCTACTCGTTTAAGAAGTTTGTTGAAGGTAACCTGAGGGAAGATGATCCTTTTGGGTACATCAGTCAGTTAAGTTCTTACGTGTACGCAGCTAAGGATGATCCACTGGTAACTAACAAAACACATGGAGCTTTTCTTGTTGTTGATAAAGTCAATGGTTCACTTTGTCTTGATGTCTACGACTTTACTCCTGAACTAGAACAGAAGGAGAAAGAGGTAGAGCAAGTAAAGGAAATGGTAGCAGGTGACATACCTGACAGAGGCTTTGAACCTGTCCCTCAATCAAAGACTAGCCCTAACACAAAGCTGCATCCTTCCTGTGGATTCTGTGAGTTTAACAAGAAGTGTTGGCCTGAGGCCAGAAGATTTGTTTACGGTAACGGTGATGTTCTTCTCGTTGATGTGGTTAAGAAACCCAATGTACCAGAGGATCTAACCTACAATGAACAGAAAGAAGTTTAGTGCAGCAGCACTCAAGGCAGGGTATCGTTCTGGTTTTGAAGATGATGTTGCCAATGAGTTACGTTCTAAAAAGATTCAGTTTACCTACGAAAAAGAAAAGATTAAGTGGGTTGACTTAAAAGTAAGAACGTATACACCTGACTTTGTTTTAGGCAATGGTATCATCATAGAAACCAAAGGCCGATTTGTAGCAAACGACAGACGCAAACACCGTGAAATCCAGAAGCAGCATCCTGACTTGGATATCCGTTTTGTTTTTCAAAATAGTAGAGCTAAACTTTATAAAGGTGCTAAGTCATCTTATGGTGACTGGTGTAAGAAGTACGGTTTTAAGTACGCAGATAAATCAATTCCTGATGATTGGTTGAAAGAATAGATTGACGTTATTAAATTAGATCATATAACTTGGAGGTTCCTGTGTTGTTCGAAGTGACAATGCTAATTGAGTTAGATCCTGAAGCAAACTTTATTGCTTCAGACAGTATGGAAAGAAGTCTTGAAGAAGTTCTTCAGGACACTATCTATGATATAGACGATGTAGAAATAAAAGAAATAGAGGTGAAAGAGAAATGATGAGTGTGAAAGATCTGGATTCAATAGGCTTCTTTGAAGCATTCCAGACAGCAGAGGATATAAAGGTAACAGACTATTCTAATTGGGTGGAGAAAAAGATTTTAACTGAGGGGCAAGACAGATTAGTTGAGAATACACTTGGTCTTGTTGGTGAAGCAGGGGAGGTTGCAGAAAAAATAAAGAAACTTATTCGTGATAGTAGCAGGTTTACTAACGAAGAGATTATGAAAGAGCTAGGTGATGTAGTGTTCTATGCTACTGCTCTAGCAAACATCTATGGCAAGGGATTGAACGAGGTTCTCGAACTAAACATTGCCAAACTAGACGACAGACAGAAACGTGGGAAACTAAAAGGATCAGGAGATAACAGATGAA